CTGTAAACCCCACAATTATATTGAATGGTGGTAGTATGTCAATTTATCATGGTGATAATTTTACTGATCCAGGAGTAGCAAGTGTATCTGATAATATTGATACAAATTTAACGGTTAGTGATGTAGTAATTACAAGTCCAGCTAATATAGCAAACATTGGAACGCATAACATAAGTTATTATCTGCAAGATTCTGCTGGAAATGAAACTACTGTATACAGAGAAGTAGTTGTTTTATCTGTACCAACTAGAACATGGTATTGGCCAAACGATACAAATTTAGTTTCATATATCATGGATTATCATACAAACTATAATAATGGTACTTCACCGATTGGCGGGATGGCGGGAGCGGAAGACACGTACTATATGTATTATAATCTGGAACATGGTGCATGTACTGAAAACCCGAGTAGATTTAGTAATTCAGTGGGTCCATTACCTATGCATATCCGTTGGAAGAATGCTAACTCGCCATATACAATTGATCCCGCTACAAATGGTTATCCAGAGTTTGTATTTACTTTTAATAGTAGTGATACTTGGTGTAGTGGATTCCGTCAAAAATCGAACGCCGACCCCAACGGACAACAACAATTTCTAAAAGACTTTGAAGTGTATTATAATACTACGAATAATTTATCGAGTGGTTGGCAACAAATAGGGGGAACCTATACGCATGCAATGCAAAAAGTATCATGGAATACAACAGTCTGGACTCCCGTACGTTGTAAATTACTAAAAATTAGATTGAAGATGTCCTATTGGGGCTGGGATGGAAGAAGCCCAAAAGAATATGATTGCAATGTCGCTGAACTAAATTTAGAAATAGGTGTATAGTAACTCTCGGAAAATAAATTATATAAATATTAAATCTAATAATATATATATAGTTTAATGGTGGGTTGTTGTAAATCAAATAAAAAAACAAAAGATGTATAAGAAAAGAGGACAAAAAATTTTTTGATTTACCAAGAAGATTTTCCCACAAACAATGTGTAAATACAAAAAATAAAGGATTTACTATGACAGCATCTTGTGCACCATATAAATATTGTAAAAAAACATATAAATGTGGCAAAAGAAAGAAGCAACAATTTTTATTTAATCCTTTAGATCCAAAAAAATCATTTGATGTATATATTGATAAGAATCCAAATGATACAATATCAATTAAATATACAACAATGGATGATGTAAAAAATACAATTAATAAGTTGGAGAGATTATATAAGACAGGTAAATATTCTCATAAAAGAATATGGCAAGTAGGAATGATAATGTATGTAAGATTAAAAGTTTTGAAGAAAAAGAAGCCAAAAGAATATAATCTCTCAAAAAAATATTTTAAATTTTTAGGAAATCGTACAAAATTAAAAACAGATAAAGAGAGAAAACAATTTAAATTTACTATTTAAAATTATAAATTTTGGATTAACCAAAGCGATAAAAATAATACATGAAAATTTAGATTCATTTAATAAGTTAGCAAGTGATTTAATACAAAAAAAATCAGTTGATTTAAAATATTTAAATGAATTACCGGTAAATTATTTATAATTGGACGGAATTTTAAACCAATTATCATTATTAAATGGCGCAACAAGAATATTACCAATTCTATTTTTCCAATAATCTACTCGTTTATCAAATAATTTTTCTTTATGTGTTTTTGGATAGAGTTCTCCGTTTTTAAAGACTTCGCTTTCTAACTCGCTTATTTTGGGTTTAACACCGTAACAATTAGAACCTAATTTTATATGAGGATTAGATATATAATTACCATTGATTCCAGGTAATCCACAATCATATTCATGTCCTTCTGATTCTTTTAATATATTAAAGTCATTTTGACTAGTAGGATATAATCCTAATTGGTCTTTGGTCCAACCAAAACTGCACCAACTAGCACCTTTTTTTTGTTCTTGTAATAATTGTTCATAATTTGCTAATTCACCATCAAAAGCTTTGCATACCGCTTTTGCATCATGATAACTAAATCTATTACCAGGAACATGATAAACTTCTTTGAAATCATAAGAACCAGATATATCTTGATTGATTGTAGATTTAATTTCTATTTCGGGTTTTTCTGAAAAAATATCTTTTAATTCGGTTACAATATTTACATTAAAAAAGTAAGCCAACCCATTCATAAAAACTAATAAAATTAATAAAGCCCATAAAATAGCTTCAAGAAACATAAAACTTCCTTTTGGAAAATTTTCAGAATCAGGATTTGAATTTCCTAAAAATGCAAAAATAACATAGTAAATTAAAATAATGAAAACTAATACTACTAAAACAAATGGATTAGAACCAAAATTATTTAAACTATCAAAAAAACCTTGTGTTATATTATTAAATAAACTCATATTATTATATATAAATAAATATTATATAAAATAATAGTTTAAAATAGTTTAATTTAGGATTATTTTTAATTTTGTATTTTTTGATAGAAATAACAATAACCTTTGTTAGTTATAATATTATTTTCATTTATTTCACAAACAGATGTATCATTAAAATGATACCATTTATTGTTTGCATTTTTTACATATGATGTATAATGTCCTCCCAAGCAACCGCCGCTATGATTACATACTCCAAATAGATCATATTTGTATGATTCTTTATCGTAACCAATAATATACTTACTTAAATCTAAATTATTAGTAGGTGTGGTAATTATTGTATTAATTTTTTTATTATTATTATTAAATCTTTTAAATGAAATAATTAAGATTTCTGGTAAACTCCAAAAATTAATACATTTATTCACATTTTCTTTTTTTAAAGTTTTATCATTATACCACGCATTATCTCCCGATAAACCTTCATGTGATACATATAAATCTAAACAATTATAAATATTACACGAATATATATTTTCGGGAATAGGTAAATCAATTAAAGAAAACGGTTCTGGTTTAATAGATAATATTTTTTGATTATCTTCTGAATGTAATAAAGAAACATGAATTCCATAAAATAAGTTTAATAATTCAGAATAAGTATCAGAATACATATTTTTAATCATATTAAAACATTCTTTTGCCAATTCATCTGTTTTATTATGTGATGTACCTGTAATATTCATTTCAACTTTTCTTTTTAAAGAATTATGAAATGTGTCAATAATAAATACTAAAAATTCTGGTAAATCATTTTGGGCAAAACCACTAAATAATTCTATATTTTTATTTTGTGATATTTTTTGGACGGCATTAACATATCTATCGGGAGAAATTATACAATTTTGAGACCACATTAATTTTCTTAAATTATTCCATTCAATAAGTAAAATACTATCTTCTATTTTATTTAAAGAATCAGTATCTAATTTATCAATCATTTCATTTAATGCATAACAATGCGATAACATTTGCATACAAGAATTTAAATAGCAAGTATTTCCTAAATTTGCTAAACCGGTTAATCCTTTATCTTTATATTTTGTTAAATAAACTGACATTATTATAATATTAATATGGTTTATATTTAAACACATTTTAAAAATATATATAAAAAATATATATGGCAACCCAAGAGCCTAATAATAATAATAATAATAATAATAATAATAATTCAACCGATTCATATACGAATAATTATTTTTATACAATAAATAATTATATGACATTAATGAATAATTCAATTTACTATTTAAATCGTTCAAACGAGATAATATCTAATATGCAATATAATTTAGATTACTATTATTATAATAATGTAAACGTTGATCGTAATTATATCCCATTAGACAATGATAGAAGAAGACGTCGTTTATTTCAACAATATACCGGGGAAGAAAATCATAATGATACAGGAGAAACAGAACAAATATTAGACGTAGAAACATCAGAAGAAACGAGAGAAGAAACATCAGAAGAAATAACCGAAGAAACAACCGAAGAAACAACCGAAGAAACGAGAGAAGAAACATCAGAAGAAATAACCGAAGAAACAAGAGAAGAAATAGAAGAAAGATTAAATAATATGTATACAGAATTTTCAAGAGAAAATTTAATTAATGCTATTTCAAGTAATATTATAAAAGTAAAATATGGTGATATATGTAATCCTGTTGATAGTATATGTACGATAACACAAGAAGAATTTGAGCCAGATGATGATGTGGGATTTATTAATAATTGTGGCCATATTTTTAATTATGATTCTTTATTAACTTGGTTAATAAGACATCAAACATGTCCAAATTGTAGATATAGTGTTTTAAGTAACACAAATTTAATTAGATATACTGATACCGATAGTAATGAAAGATTATATTTAACAAATTCTCAATTTAGAAGACATGTTATTGGAAGGGTATTGGGTAATTTTTTTAATAATGAAAATGTAGATAATTCAAGAAATACATTATCAATAAATTATATATAATCAAGGATAATAATATTGAATAGACTGTGTATTATCTTCATTAAATAAAATTAATTCTACTTCAGCAACAGGTTTTTCAATATAAAAAATATATTTCGCTAATTTAAAAATATATCTATTATAAATATAAATTTTACTTTTTTTTAAATATTGAGGAGTTTGTTGTTTTATAGATTTTATAAAAAAAGCAGTATATAAACAATATATAGGATTTATGTATCCAGTATTTATAGTATTAAATTCAAATTCAAAATCTGTTTTTAATTTACATAATTCTAACCATTGGGAAGTAAAATTTTGAAAGTCATCGTCTGTAGTAATATTTCCACTTAAATCAACTTTAACAATAGGAAAATTAGTATAATCGTAAATAGCAACCATTCATTAGATTAAAACAATAAAAAATCTAATGAATATTAACGGGACTTGGAATAATAAGTGGTATAATATAACTATTAGTAATTAATTTATATTTCTCGATATGAATTTGTTTATCTAGTTTATAATTTGTATTTTTAAATTCCCTAAGAGTTTTACGAGAAACAGAATATAAAACAGGTTCAATTTTAATATTTATTTTATAATTTTGATGATCCAATCTATTTTGTTTTAAATTATTTTCTAAATTTATTATTTTTTCAAACTGTTTTTTTAGTTTTATAGCAGAAGGATGATTAATATTTTTTTTATTATTCATAAATTTTTTTAAATCATGTATATATTGATTTTCAAATCCAATTTTACAAAAGTAACTATGTTTAATTCTTGGTATATGTAAGGAACTATTATCATCACAACTATTATTTATACCCCTATTACCACAATAAGGACATCTATTATCTCCATTTCTAAACCAACTAACCAAACAAGATGTATGATAAGTATGTTTACATTCAGGTAATATATAACAAGGTTGACTTGATAATTCTTCTCTACAAATCATACATTCTTCATTATTATTATTAATGTTTAATAAATTAATTGAAATAATATCTACCATATAAATAATAATAAAAAGTAATTTTTAAATATTTTATTTAAATAATAATGAACCAAATGGAGAAAAATATGGTAATAATATAGGTTCTTTATTTAAAACAGAAGAAACCTTTTTAGAAACAAACTTTTTATCAACTACAATTTCAAAAGTAAAATTTTTAAACCAATCAATATTCATATAATAATTTCCTTTAAAGCCGTTTTTTTCTCCCCAAGAATTTTCAATTAAAAATCCATTGGTTTTGCCTTTATCAAAATTATATCCTTTAATAACTACAGCATGATTGGGAGCAGATAGTCTATAATTGAGAGAATCACATTTATCCATAATATTATCAAATCCAAAAATATCATTATAATTGAAAGCATTAATATCAAGAATTCCATGGTCTTTGGATATAAATTTGTTTGAATCCATACCACACCAAACCGGTTCATTAGAATCAATAGATTTTTTAACAGCATCAATCATAATATCATTTTGAACATTAATATAATTTTGTAATTTACCCTCATTAACATTAAAAGCCAAATCAATGTTATATAATTTATAAAAAGGAACTGTTTTACATGGATAATTTATTAAACATATTTTATCAGAAGCATTATAAGGTACAAATTTTTTATAAAATTGTAATGGGGTTATATCTTCAACGGTTTTGTAAACATCTGTTTTTTTACCTTTTTTATAATATTCCCAAGTAATTTTTTTGGGAGGTTCTCCTAAAAATAAAACTAAAATTTTATAACATTTTGATAATAATTCATTTTTTAAATTATTTAAATCAGTAGTTTTAGTGGTTTTAATTTTATGAGCCGCCGTTCTTAAAAAATTATTATAGAAATCTTTTAATTCTTCACTATTTTTACTATGAAAATGGTCATCCATATTTGTTTTTGGAACAATACCATATTTTTCTATTAAATTAACAAACACATTCCATTGACCACCATCATTAGTTAAATTCTGTAACATGTGAATCATTTTTAAATCATTTAAACTATTATTTTTATTTTTAATGATAAAATTTAAGAAATAATTTGCTTTTTCTAATTTATCGTAAAAAAATAAGTAATTTTGACTAAACTCAAAATCTTTTAAATTATATTTTTTTATCATAGGAATTCTAATAACATTTAAAAAAGCAAAAATCCAACATCTACCACTATAGTGTTGATTGGTAATTTTAGTTTCAGTAGTAATGATATTTTTAAATGTTCTTTTTTTGTTTTGTAAATAATCTGATTTAATAATTAAATTTTCAAAATAGCCTTTAGTGTTAACATTTTTAAGAACCTTATTTGTTCGCGTTCTATTAAACTTTTTTGAAAATTGAGTTAATGCTTTATTTGTAATATTTTTATAATTTTTATGTTTCATATTATATTAACGATATATATTTAAATTATTAATAATTATTTTTTATAAGATTTTTTTCTTTTTTTTATTTTTTTCTTCTTTTTTTTTGTTTTACCACTTGATTTTATTCTACTGCTTCTGATAGTCATTTTATGATTAGATGGGGGTGGTTGTATATATGATAATTTTCTTTTATTAGTATTAAATTTTCGTAGACTTTTTCTTAATATTGGTTTTTTAAAACCATCTCCACGATAAGGATTTAAATCATATTCGGTTTTTAAAATTTCATTTATTACTTTTTCTTTTTCAGGTGTAAATTGATGATTTTGTAAAAAAACTTCGTGACCGGGCGCAGTTTCACCGTAAAAATCCTTTAAACTTTCAGAATTAAATTCAATCATAGTATTGATAAATTCTTTTTGAATATTTGAAAAATTTATCTTATCATCGAAATATACAGCACTTTGAATTGTTACTTTCTTTTCTTTTTCTTTATTTTCAGAAGAAGCCATTATATATTAATTATTTATTTTAATTCTTTTAGAAATTTATCAAATATTAATGATTTAACTTCTTTACATCGTAATTCTTCAAGTTTTTTACTATATTTTTCTGGTTCAGGCCATTTAGTTTTTAATTTTTTTAATTCTTGTTCCCAAGTTAATGTTTTTTTATCATTATATTCTTTAATATAAAATTGTTTATCTTTAAATTCTTTAATATTTTCTAATTCTAATGCAAATAATTGTAATAATGGTTTCATTATTTGATTACTAATATAATGTCCATAATCTAATTTTAAATTATTATCTTTAATAAATTCAGGAGTTTCTATTTTTTCACCTTGTAATGCTTTTTTATTTTCATTTTTAATATAAGCATAATTCATTCTATCGCCTGCGCCAGGTTTATTACCTTGTTCTCTTAATCCAATTCTATCTGCTAATACTTTATGTGCAATTTGTTTAGGATTTTTATAATATCCACGTAAAGATTTAGTAACTAATAATTTTTCAATAGGATATTTTTCTTCAATCATATTTTGTAATGATTCATTTACAAATTTAATTGATTTTGGAAGACTTTTATCTTTCATTAAGATATTTACGACACCACCATAAATATCTTTTACAATTGGCGCATTATCTCGTCTTTTTAATACATTACCCATTGACTTTAATTTACATTTTTCGGGGTCTTCTTCATATAACATACCATCATATCTTTTTTTGGATAATAAATTAAATGGCCAAAATGTTTTTTCATATTCTAAATCGTGTGGTTTTTTAAGAAACTTTGTTGCCAATTCACCCGCTTGCTTTGCCAATTCAATGGTATAAATTAATGCTTGCTTATTAATAATGCGCTTCCCTTCCGGCGTCTTTAAATTAAATTTAAAGAATACAGAATCAGTATCCCCATAAACACATTCTGCTTTTGTTATAACTTTAGTACCATCACCAAGAGTTATTTCAATATTATCATAACAACCTTCAATTACATCTTTTCCATAAAATAGTAGTTTTCTACCTATAGCAGTACAAGATGCAGCGACATCTTTTTCATAAAAAGCACTTGTTTTTGCGCCACATTGCCCGTATAAAGAATTGGCGGTGACTTTAATACTCAATTGTCGCTTATCATAAATGTTTTGCTTGAAGGGATCTTCTTCTTTCGCAATTAACTTTTTAGTTGCCTTACGAGCAGTTAATAAATCTTCTAAAATCGCAGGCATAATTGCTTTTCCCTTCTCAAATTGTGCGAACCGGCAGATTTTATAACCTACAACGGTCTTCTTCTCTGCTGCCTTAGGCGTCTTCCGTAAATATTCATATGTGTCATATTTTACATCTACATATGTATAATTCGGTAAATTATCATATATGAATTTTTCATCGGAATCTTTTTCACCAGTTGAATGAATTAAATTATTGCTTAAATCATACTCTTTCGTCCATACTTTACTGTCGTGTGATAAATTCTCACTAATCATAGACGATGGATATAGCGAACTATAATCAACACATGCAACCGGGTCTTCTAGATATAACCCCGTTTTCGGATTGAATACATGCGCTCCTTCATATCCGCCATCGTTAAGATTTTTTTCAACGACCGGCATTAGTGTGTTTTTTTCGCCACATTTTTTAGAAACATAACTTTGTAGTTTAATTCCTTGACCCCGCTGAAGTAAGAAATTAAGTGGAACATCACATAAATTAGACATCTCAACCTTATCGGTGATAATATCAACCTTAATCAGTAACCAAATAACATTATCACAATCACCAAGGCAATATTTACCAACTGTAAATCTATCTATATCGGATTTATTAGCTAATTCAAAAATTTCTTGAACTGACACATCATCTTTGGCTAAACCCCAATTGATTTTATATTTATTTAAATCTAATTCTTCGGCAGAATCAATAGTGAAACTCGCATTATCCAGATTGATGTCTAAAATTTCAAATTTCTGTCCTTTCTTATAATTATTAGTGCTATGACTTACCTCGTCAAACTTAATATAGCAACCAACAGTTAAACCTGTTAAATTCTTGCTGTAAATTTGTGTTTGATTGTTTTCTTTATCAATATCAATCTTTTTTACCGAATCACTAATGAAATATGAAGATACATAGTCTAACTTATTTGAACTTAATGTGTATTCGCGTCTGAAAACCACACACATATCAATGATAATTCTGCCGGGCATATTGATGAAACTTAAATTGTATTCTCCACTCGCTAATACAATCTTGTTTTTGGCGATTCCCCTTTTTTCGGTATACCGGTGGTCTTTAGTCCAACATACTTCTTTAGTCCAACATACTTCATCGATGTTCTTTGATAATTTTAGGAAATCTTCTGTGCAATCAATTTCCCGAGAACGTTTAAACATAAAATCAAAATCAAATCCATTTATATTATAACCAGTAACAATATGTGGATTTTCTAATTGCATAATTTTAGTAAATTCTAATAATACACCTTTTTCTGTTTTTTTTTCAATAATTTTAACATTATTTTCAATGACCCACGATTTATATTTTTCGGGGACTTCACACCCACCCTTGACAATTATATATCTGGTGTGTGGTTTTTTATCTCCGTAATTTAGAAATGTCATACCAATAAACGTGACCATATCACCTTCTAATTTGGGGTAAAATTTATTCAGTGCCCCGTTTAATTCAAATAGTTTTGTATCGTGTTCGCATTTATCATCTTGGATAATTTCTAGAATGTTCGAATTTTTATTATATTTCTTCACTCTTTTACCCTTTTTATAAGAGGGCAAAACTTCGTCAGATCCATCGCATTCCTTCTTATCATCGCCATCATTGTCTGATTCTGAATCGGATTCTTCATTCTCCATAATATAATCTTTCCTTAACTGGTCTTTCGCAGGAATATATTTCATGAAATTGTCGAAAATGTTATTCAATTGTTCTTTTGAAATATCTTTGACTTTGGGATATACGCTGGCAATATCGGGAGTTCGCTCGTATCCAAATCCAGCGTTAATATGCTTTTTTAAACAAGCAAGATCAAATTTGGTCTTGTCGTCTAGTTCATTATAATATTCTAAAATATTGGTAGCAAGTTTTTTATAATCTTTTTCTGCAACAGGAAAGTCACCATGACTACTACTAGCCTCAATATCAAAACTACAAATATTATATTTTACTATATCATCTTTTTCGGTTTTTTTTATATGTTTATAACTAATTATATATTCATACGCACAATGTGTTTTTTTATTCTTTACATTTATTACTTTATTACTTGGTAATAATATCCATCCTGAGGGACTAATTTCTTGAATGTGAAATAATTTTAGTAGTGGCGGAATATTGGCTTCATATAAATAACATTTTGTTTCTTCATATAAATATCCATCTCTTACTAATTCTCGCTTGAATACACCACCCACGTTAGAATCAGTGTAGAACATTTTCTTTGCTCTGTTGTATGCTCCTGTATTGGTGAATGAAAGTTTGATAAAAGTGTGTAATTTGTTGTCGTCAAAACCATATAATTTGTGCCGTTTAACAAGTTTAGATGCGACAATAGAGTCTTCATAATAAACGCCTAACTTTTCCTTAATATGGCTGACAAATTCGCATCTGTCTGGTTCGTCCCAATCATCTCCTACTTTAATATAATAGAACGGGTTGAAATCTTCTATGATAATTGATGCTGTTTGGCCGGCTGTATTAATTCCAAACATTTGAATGATAAATTTCTTATTATCTTTATATTTATCATATCCATTTTTACCCAAATTTTCTGCTTTACTAAAACCATCATAAACATTAAAATCATATAATTTAAACAATTTAAATTTCATGGGTATTTTTTTTTGTGGTTCATCGTCATTTGAAGATGGCATTTTTATATTAATATATGTTTTATCTTAAAACTTTTAACATAAATATTTTTATCAATTTTAAAAATATTTACTTCTTTTTTTGTTACTTCTTCTTTTTGATTTTCTTTTTCCGCCCCTAACCCGCATCCGCTTACACTCGTGATCGCCCTGCACCCAACTCCAGGGCCTCGCATCGGCCTCCGTCATCGTCGCATCGGCATCCTCATTCATCCTTGCCACTGGATTCTCTAACAACATCTTCATCACACTCACTTTCTTCGCCACCTTCTCTACCGCCTTTTCTACCGCCTCCACACTGTACCGTACGCTATTGATTAACTCGTCAGTTATATTATTATTCTGCGCCGCCCAGGCCGCCGCCACCCCCGTCTCCGCCGCCCTCGCCGCCGTCCCCGCGTTGATCAAGTCATATCTCAACATCACCATCCCCCCCCGCACCTCCCCCTCCTCCGCCGCCCCCACTATATTCACTTCTTCCTCTACTAGTCTTGCTGCATCCATCATATTATTATTCACATTATTCATCTCCATCGCTGCCGCTTGGATATACTCCCAAGGCTGATCTATACTCGTAAAATGTTGAACATCGTCACTCAAAGCGTTAGGGTTTGTTGTATCATTCAACAATTCATATGCTTTAACTACCGCTTTCTTCGCGTTCACCACCGCCGCCATCGCCGTGTACGCCGCTGCCACTAAGTCATTTATTGTCGTATAATAAATTACCATATATAATAACTAAACATTAATTAATTTATATTTTTATCTAGTTCTTTTCCACATTGGATTTGTGAAAGGTGTATTATAATTTTCTATAGTTGATGGATCAGTTATACAACTTTCTGTATTTGATAAATTTTGATTTCGTTTTCTATTTCTAACTATATTAGCAAAATTTTTTGCTCTGGGAAGTTTATTTGTGTTTAAATTATTATCTAATGAATTTTTTACTGATATATGTTTTTGGGAATTTAATTTATCTTCAACTTTTTCTATATGACTTTTACATTCGTCTATAATTTGATATTGATTTAAAAATCCTCTTCCTATAATTGAATCTTCATCATAAGGTTTTATTGATAAAAGTCCTGGAATATTATTTAAACCAATAAATCCTTCTATTTTTTTTCTTGATAAATTACTTCCATTTCTGGCAGGAATAAATGTTGTATTTGTTATTGAATTCCTTGCGCCAGGTAATAATTCAATAGCACTAGATAACGTATCGATACTTGGATTATTACTTATTTCAATATTATTATATGGATACTTAAATTGTTCGGGCGTTTCATCAGCGTCTGGATTATGATATATAAAAATACAATCTACATTAGTAAAATCACTTCCTGCGGGTACAACTAAATTACTTGTTAAAATGATTTTATGAAAATTAAGTAATAAATTATCAGTATAATCATTTAAATTTTCAAATGATAAATCCTTGCTATCCGAACCATATGAATAATTCAAAGTAAATAAAATATCTATGTCAAATGTTTTATCATAGTTAAATCTAAAGTCATAATTTAATACACTATTGCTAATAGGTTGATTGAATAATATAGTATTAGCATTAGAAGAAGAAATATTTGTATTATTAAATCTAAAATTGTTTTCAAAATTTGAATAAGATATATCACTAGTATTAGTAATAAAAAACGTATTATTAGTATTTACATAACTAACATCAAATTTATTACTGCTTATTTCGTTGTTTAATAAAGCAAGTGAATTAAATCTATGGTTATAAATATTTTGTGAAAAATCTAATTCATAATTATGATAAAAATCAAATAAATTGAAATCTATAAATTTTTTTGTAGATTCTTGAATATTATTGTATAAAATATTCGTATAATTATAATCATAATTTTCTTCTAGTAAATATTGTCTATTTTTAATACTATTTGCTACATTTATTGAATTAACAGAACTGCTAAAATATATTTTTTTTATATCTCCTAATTTTTTAGAACTAAAAGTTGTTGTTGTTTTTTCATTAGATTGAATATCTAATTTTATTTTAGTATAAAAATCTTCTTGTGTAATACCTGTTATTGAATTTCCTAATGATAAATATACCATAGAACTATCTAATCCCGATGAATTAATTATATTATTTGAATAAAAATTATTATTATAACCTAAAACTCTTGAATTTAAATAAGTAAAATCACTAGTTAAATAAATTTTCCCATGGTGTTTTGAATAATAATCATAACCATTTGAAACTATAAAATTAATACAAATATCAGAGTATTCATCTATTGTATCAGTCTCAGATGAAAATTCTGGATAATTTAAATTATATTGAATTGTAGAGATATTATTTAATTTATTATACAAAAGAACATTATCATCTTCATATTTAGTATTATCATTAAATATAAACGGAGTTATATAAGATACATCAAGGGCTGCTAACTCTGTTGGGATATGTCCATTATATTGAAATTTGAATAAATTATTGAAATTATTTTCATCATAATTAATTAAACTATTTGATTCAAATGTATTATTTAAAGTTATATTTTTTGCATTAATATAGGCTTTGTTTTTATCATAGTCTGTAATTTTATTTTGTAAAGTAAAACTTAAATCGATAAAATCAGTAAATTTAAATTTATAATAATCACTATTAACAAACGGTTTATAAATATTAAAGAAATAAGTCAATCTTTTTAAATTTAAATATGTATCATCGTTTATTCCTATAATTTCATTATCTGTATTATTAATATCAAACGTAGTTTCGTTTAAACTTATTAGAGATAAGTCAGTTTTATTATTTCTTCGTTCAAATAAGTATTGATTATTATTACTTATATCATTTGTAATATCATATTTAGTAAATAATATCCTTGGTTTATTAAAATCATTATCTTTTTGTATAAATTTAATATTATGAAATAAATTTTGTTGTGTTAATAGTGTAATACTTCGGTTATCATCATCATTTATTTTTGTAGAAAAAATTACCCTATTTTTAAATTTATCATTAAAAAAATTTGTTTCATTAAATACATTATTTGAAAATTGATAATAATTATCATTTATTGCAATTTCTCTCGGAAGCCATGTTTTAATATTGATTTTTGTTCCTATAAAATTTAACTCTTCGTTGTAATTAGATGAAATTATTATAAAATGAGTTCGTGATGCGTCTACTATATTAGAATATACCATATTTATTATTAATTATATATAATCAATAATAAATAATTATCTTCTTTATGTATTTAATTTAATTACTTAAAGGATCGGTATTATCAAAATACCATTGAGACGATAAGTAAAATGGTTTAGATTTATTAATACTTGTATTTTCAGTCATAGTTAAATCTGGACCATCCGAAGTAATTTTATAAATTTCAAAAGTTCCAATTGCATAATTATAGTATTTTAAATTTGAAAGATTACCACCAAATCCACCATTAAGATTAATGTATATATTATCATAATTTTGTTTAACCATATTACTTAATTTATGTCTTTTTGTTAAAGTTCCATTTATATAAACATCAACTATATTTTGTCCAGTTACTCTTATTACTACATTTACCCATTTTTTTATTGGAACACCATCTACATATATGTCATCAAAATATTTTGCTGGATTTGTTTTATTATCATTATCATGGTAAACATTTAATCTAATTAACATTCCTAATACTGGATATTTTTCTAATAAATTATCAGAAATGTTTTTTTTACCAGTATAAAGATAAACACCCGGCGCATTATTTGGACCATAAACACCATCTAAAGCACCGTCAGAGTGTGTCGATGACCCTTTATGGAAAACATGTTTAAAATCTTTATTTTCATTATAAGTTAAATCATTTACATACATCCAAAATGAATATGTAAATTCCGTTCCGTCATATTCATTTCTACTTCTATATATTGGTACAGAATTTCTATCAGCAAATGATTGTGGAATAGTCATCGATTGTGTCGCATCTTTCATTCCTTTTATGATATATGGGCTTTCCGGGGGTGTTAAAAAGTATATAATTATTCTACTAAATACATAAAATAAAAATATAAATAAAATAATTATTAGTAATAAAAAAGTTGCCTTAGCAATTAAAGTATTTGAATTTAGAAATTCACTACCCGAAGAAAAAAAACTTTCACTTCCATAAGGGGTCAAAGCTACTATATTTTTTTTTGCTTTTCCTAATATATCATTAACGTTATCCATTATTATTATATTTATATTATAATTTTATAATTTTATAATTTTTTTTGAAACAATAGCTATAATTACTATAAAATCTCTCTAAACTTCTTGGTATTTCAACCAATTTATATTTAAGTACTTTCATTCTTAGAATTTATTTTATCATAATAATATTTTAAATATAATTTTAAAAAATTATTACCAGTATGATTAGATAGTAAATGAGCCTCTCTCGGAATCATATTCGAGAAAACTTATTTTCAATCCATATTTATTATACATAGATTTAGCAAGCGAAGCACTAATACCTTCTTTGTAAATATTGTATGCTTCTTGGGGGTTAATTGCGTTGGGCTGATATCTAATTCTAGTAATAAAACCTTCAAACCCGTTATTTTTACCACCCATATTTCCAAGATAAATATTTTTACGTTTGTTATTTTCCATTTTATTTCTGTAAATTCCGTGTAAAATAAATGAATTTCTTAATTTTCCATCCAGATAAACATCAAATGTTTTGGTGTCAATGGATAAAGTTAGACAATTCCATTTTTGAACTGGAATATTTTTAATTAAATATCTTGTAAAGGTTGTTTTATTGGTATTGTTTTCAGTATAAGTTTCAATATCTAAAAATAAGTTATTTTCATATTTGTCTAAACCAACATTTATATTTTTAAAAGGAACCGGTTCTGTCGATAGTGCTTCGATAGATGAGCTCATTCCTACTAAACTATCTTGTAATTTAGGGGGAGTAATTGAATTAGCTTTTGTTGATATATAAAGAATATTTTTTTCATTTGAAATAGCATTTCCCCAATTATCTATGTAAAACCATACGCTTAACATAAAATTAGATGTATTATTTTCATTAAAATCTTTATTAGAAATTAAATTTCTTTTTGTAGTAAAATATGATTGAATAGTCGAATCTTTTTCTTGAGTATTTGCTAAAAGATTAGCGTCGCACATAATATCATAAATTATATCTGTTGTAAAGAACACTTTAGTAATTATAAATATTACTATTAAAACTAATATAGTAGTAATGATGATATTTGATACTTTCATTATTTAATATAAAGTAATATAATATTTTTTATTATATTATTTTATTTTCTTGTATAATATTTACTAAAATATTATTTATAATGGAATATTTTTTTGTATTTTATCATTTAATCTATCTTTTACATAATTCACTTCATATTCCCCCTGGTTTTATTGTTAAATCATATAAAAATTCTATATTATTCGGTGGCCGGGGTGTTTCATAATAATATATTTCTTTAATACTGCCCTGTATTCCATTTTCTTCTCCTATACTAATTTTATCATCATTAAAATAAGGCGGAACATTTTTCTTAGAACCAACCAATTTACCATCAATAAATACATCTATTGTATTATTTTGATAATTAATAGTAAATAACATCCATTTTTGATATTTAATTTTTTTGGTTTCATAAATTGTATCTGTTTGACTACCTTCACTGGTTTGTGTTTTAGATTTTACTAATAATTTTCTTGTTCTTCCATCATATAATATTACTGGTTTATTACCATAGTTAAATAACTCCGATTCTTTATTATATGCTAAACTTGTATTCCTTCCCTGAGGATTTAGATATAGATAAAAACTTATACTATAAGTATATTTATATTTAAACTTTGCATCACCTAAATATCCAATCATAGTTTTAATATTAAATTCTTGACTTGGAGTTTCATCAAATAATGTATATTTACCTGCTGGCGGAAGTAGTTTATTTGTGCTAGATTTATATTCTTTACTAAAATCTTGATATTTTCCAATTTCTCGTCTCGTATCTAAATAGTATGGCCCCTTTCCTCCTAATAAATCATGTTTATTCATACTTGTAATAAATTGAAATAGTAATGGCAATCCTATAAATAATGAAACTAAAATTATAAGTAATATAAATAATAAATAAACAGAAGATGGTGTTGCTTTTATATCTTTGTTTATTTCATCTGCTAGTATTACTAGTAAACACGGTATAAAAAATATTAAATTTTTAATTATACATAAAAATTGTATAATTATATTTTTTTTTCCTTCACAATCTTTTAGAATAATTGAAAATGTTTTTGCTATAATTGCTAGTATAGTGAGGACAATTATAAATCCAAGAAATATTTTTGTAACTGAATACAAATAATGATGTTCATTATATAAATTATATATTAAAACTATTATTAATATGATTGTTAAAATACTAAAAATCTGTACTCCTAAAAATTTTATTAAATTTTTTATAGGATCATAAATAGTGGATTTAAAATGTTCTTTATCAAATATATTTTTTTTTATTTTACTGCTGTCATTTTCTACATCTATTGTTTTTATTAATTTTTTGTTTTCTTTTGTATATAAATCTGTTTTAAAATCGCTTGCATTGCCGTTTCCTTTAACGGCTAAACCATCGTTTGTTTCTTGTTCGTTTCTATAAACAAAAAAGTAAAAAATACTTATTATTATTCCCCCTAATACTAATGCAATAATTTGAACATATTTATCAGGAATATTTATTAAATTAATTAAAATAATTAAAAGTATTAAAATTAATGTTAGTAAAATACCAACATAATATTTATAATTATTTGAATTAACAACTCCATCAAGTATTTTATATAAATTATCTCTAATTAATCTATATTTATCTATTAATATTGAAAAAACATCTCCTTGTATTTTTTGTATTTGATTATTTATATTAATATCCTTTTTATCAACCATAATTATATTATTAATATATTATATATAAAAGTTTGTATTTTATAATTTATTTATAAGTTTTCTAAAGCCGTTTTCTTACCATGGCAATCTCTACATAATGCTTCTAGATTATCAACATTATTTGAACCCCCATATTCTAATTTTGTTACATGGTCTACTTCAAACCAAGCCGGTAGTTTGCATCTGCAATGTTTACATTGCCAATTTTGAGATGATGCAACATATTTCTTTTTTGTTTCACTTACAGAACGTTTTGTTGATTTTGAACTATTAAGAATTTTTCTTTGTTGACCTGTCAAATTGTTATATGGATTTTGATTAGCTGCATTATAATTACTATTTATTGAATCTCCTATTGTTTTTCCTGTAAAATCTATAATTGGCGCTAACATAGATGTTGTTTGCCTATCGACTGGTAAATATTTAATATATCCATTTGCATTTGCAAAAAATTCTTTAGCGTGTTGAGGACTTCTTTTTAGATAAAAATATACACACAACCCTACAAATCCTATAATAGCCATTTTGTAATATTTACTATATGATTTAATTTTTGCTAAAATTTTACCTTCAAAATATATATTTCCTATAAAAATTAATACTATTAGTCCTATAAATAATTCTAGTTTCATAATTTATATAATTAGTATATAATAATTATATAAACTTTCTATTTATTTTTTTTGCTTCTTAGTTTTTTTTTATTTAATTTTTTTTTTTTTTTTTTTTTTTTTTTTTGTTCTTCTATTATTTTTTTTTTTTTCCCTCCTTCTTTAGGTTTATAATAACGGGGCACCCTTCTGGTTAGCGGCACCCCTCTGGTTAGCGGCGCCTCTCTGGTTAGCGGCACCCCTCTGGTTAGCGGCGCCACTC